TCAGACACGCTGCAGGTGAGGTATTCATGAATCCCATTCTGCAGCTAAAACAAGACCTATACAGGCCCGATAATCGTATATATGGTGTGTCTAGCATATTAACCACAATGGCTCGTTTGGAGGCTGCTTATTCCACAGAGACTCCTTCTATGTCTTATCGTACAGCAGAAGGTGAAATGATATATGCGTTATCTCTCAGAAACTTTTTATCCACTTCTATAGGAGCTATTAATGGCGCAAGATCTTACACAGATCTGGCAGCAATACCAGAGTTTCAACAGTATAACGTTGAAAACAATCCTTATATAAAGTATTCGATGTTCTTCAATACCATGTTTGATCTAAACACGGGAAAAAGAAGAACAGTATCGATAGATAATGTGGAGGAACCTATTCAACTTATACTGGGCAACTATAACGGTCTTAAAATAAAAGGTAAGAGAGATATTGCCAATTCAAACACCAGTCTCAACGCTCGTCAAAAGATAATCTTTGATATGAACTCCCTTCTTACTAAGGGGGCTCTTGAAATAATGCGTACAGAAAGTTCTGCCAGCTCATTCTTTATAAAGCTAAATAGCTACCGTAACGGGTCAAACCTTCCAATTAAAATAGAGCAATTCTCAGCTGGGTTTAGATCTCCAGCGTTTATGGATCAGATAATTACGTACGCAGCTATGGAGTTATATCGAATAAAGAATTTTGCTGATGAAACAGATGTAAGTTCTTCAATAAAAGCCGCGTCTAAAGGATTTTACTTCATGAGAGACGTGCTTTCTGATAAAACTGCAAACGGGGAGGCTCTTAAAGATAAGCTTAAAGAAGAAATAAAGACAAAAAGTGTAAGAGACGTTATCAATAATAACAGGGCCGAAATGGAAAAAGCTGTAGAAGCTTTTTTCAACCGGCAATTGATCTCTTTGAGAAGATCCATGGCTAATGAAAACGTAGACAGTGCGGATCTCGATGCTGAATTAATTCGTAGGTATAATGATAATCCTATTCAATTACTAAGAGCGTTTATAGCTAATAGCTTCATTCTCAATACAGAATTTGTTATATTGTTTGATGGTGATCTTGTATATCAAGAAGACTACAAAGATTACTTTAAGCGTGCCAAAGGTGATATATCTACTGGTAAAACTCCTATGATCGACGAAATATTCGCAAATCACATGAGAGCTAGAGATAAAGCCACCTTTGCAGGTTTCCTAGGAACATCTCATTTGAACGATTATCGGACAGTTAGATCTGTAGTTATAGATGATTATAAGACATCCTCTTCTTACGTGGATCATGACATAATAGCAGATAACTTAAGAAAGGTTAGACCTTCCATCACGCAAGAGGAGATAGACAAAGTACTGGAAAAATATAACGATTTGACAGTAGGTGATGGTCAAGGTCATATAACTCTGGACTTCTACCGTCAGTTTCTTAAAAGTATAAGTAACTGGTCTACCGATCAGGAAATAACTTACCAAAAAGAACTTGCATGGTTCAGACTTAACTATTCATCGGAAGGAGAATATAGCGAAGCTCAGCGTCAAAGAGACTTGGATTATATGGAAAATAACAAGGACGTCAATTCGTATTTCCCACCTCTTAAAATCCAATATAACGGACCTATTAAGGCCAAAGGAACGTTTGTAAAAGTATTAGATAAATTTTCAGTAGCTCCTTTAATACCCTCAGTAATAAGGGGTTCAAGATGGGAACAAATTAATATAGATCTGATAAAAAACGGAATTGGTTATACTAAGTTCAAATCAGGTACTAAAAAGTATAAGCATTCTTCTGTTGGAATGTATAATAATGGAGCATATTCCTCATTCGATCTTAGCAATTATACTCCATCAATACATTATCTCACTTATCTTAAAGAACAGATAAACACATCTCCTAATGTTAAGGAAGAGTCCACATTTGGATCTCAGGTTAGGAAATTAATTCTGGCCAACCTGTTCTCAAGGGGAGTATCTTCTGAAAAGAACCAAAAGAGACTAGAGAGATACATAGGTCTGATGAAAGACATTGTTGAACTGGAGAAAAAGAAGTTATTTGATGAAATAGGACTTAAGATAATTCCTATCGAGCAATACGCGCAGGATCCTCGGTTCAATGAAGGTAAACTTGATTTAGTCAAGCTCTCAGGAAAAACCAAAGTTGTTGTAGATGATGCGAGTAAGTTTGTAAAAATGCTTCAAAGACAAGCGGAATTAAGAGATCTTAATGATAACATTAAAGATTATATTCAATACGATAAAGACTCTAAACTTCTTGTTAATCCTCTAGAAGCGTCTCTAAATAGAAGTCAGATACAAGACTTGATAATGGGTATAATAGATAATCGTCTAAGAAAACTCAAAATCAACGGAGATCAACTGATTCAGATTTCTTCTGCAGGATTTGAGAGCAATAACTTCAAATACAAAGAACAGACCAAAGAAGAAGTTCTTCAAAATGGCACAAACGGACTTAAGTTTTATACGTTAAAGTTAGATAAAGACGGAAATCCGATTAAAATAAATCCAATGGAAGTAAAGGTTGCTTTGGTTGGAGGATTTGAGAAACTACTCAACTTAAGGCACCCAGATAAAAAACCTATAGGAACTATTGAAAGACTTAATTCTGCACTGAAAGATGCTAATTGGGCTAACTCTCATGAGAAACATTTAACTATAGTAGGCTATCGTATTCCTACACAAGGACCCAACTCTATTGAGGTCATGAGAATTGCTGAGTTTATACATCCCAGCGCAGGATCTTCTATTATACTTCCAGCAGAAATAGTAGCAAAAGCAGGTTCTGACTACGATATAGATAAAATGTTCGTATTTCGTCCTTCCTTTAACGAAGATGGATCATTGGTTAATAAAAACACAACCGATGAAGGTGATATGAAGAATTATTTCACCAATCAGATCATAGATTTGTTTGCTGAATCCATGAGTGATCCTGAAATGTATGAACAACTTATCACCCCCAACAATACTGAACTAGTCAAACCCGTTGCTCTTGATGTCGCTATAGCACTTGGCAAGAAGAAAAGTAAGGAGGCTGCTCCTTACCAGGGTACTCAAATATTGAGATACATAAGCAATCTAAGAAAATTTGAATCGTTACTTTCAGGTAAAAAATTGTTGGGTATATTTGCTGTTAACAATACATTTAGCCAGCTACTCCAACAATCTGGGGTTACAATGAATGTTAACTATGGACGAAACAAGAGTAAAGTAGCAAAACTATTTCTTTTAACTCCTGAAGAAAGGAAAAAAGTCCTTTCAGAAGATGGAAAGAGGATTGATCTATCTGATAATAAAGACGTTACAGGTGTATATAAACAAGAATATTTCTCTCAGTTGATCAACGCAACTGTGGATATCGCTTCTGACGATTTCATAGGATACGTAAATCTTTCATATGAGAATGCTGGGGTGTTATCACTTCTTATAAATCAAGGAGTTCCTTTTGAAAGAGCCTTGTGGTTCGTGAATCAACCTACAATAGTTAGATATTACAATGAATTAAGAGCCAAAGCTGGAGAACGCAATAGATATGAAATTCAAGCAGATATATTAAAAGAATATGGTGAAACAGGATTATTCAATCCAATAAACGGAAAAGTTGATCGCGACACTCTTACTCAAAGGATACAACGAATAATTAAGTCTCCTCTTATCAGTGATAAATATTATATATCTTTGAATTACATGAAGACTGCTGCTACCCCTAAAAGGTATAAAGAACTTCTAAGTAAATCGAATGATGACCAAAAGGCTCAACTGCGAGATACCGAGAAATTAATATTTGCATACTTTTTAAGTCTTCAAGATCAGGCTCAACAAGTACAGAACTTCAGATCAGTTCTCAACTACGATACCACAAAATTTGCAACACCTTTGGATATTGTGTCTTCATGGTTCAAGGAAAAGTCCCTTACCGATCCTAAAGGTGAGGATAATATGTTTAGCATTGAAGACATTGAGAACGTATCCAAAAAAAGTGTTATATCCCCATTCTCCAACAAACAATTAATGTGGAAAGTAGCACAATCCATGATGCCTGCCGGATATAACGATATGTTCCTTACTTTGGCTGCTCAAAAGATTGGCAAGATATTTGGTAAAAGAAATGCAGCAAGAGCTTCCAAAATAATGTCTAATGATTTTATAGAATGGATAGTTAAGAACTTTGGAACCAGAGACGGAATCCCCCTTAGAACCTTGCAACAAAGAATGAGCAGAGGTCCTCAATCAATAGCCAGGCGTCTAATATCTCTTAAAGCAACTTTCCCAGAATTGGTTGATAAGTACGTTATATTCTCAAGAATGAAACCGAATTTTCCTACCAGTCCCGTAGACAGAAAAGATAATATAGAGGTTCAAAGATTATTTGAGAATACTACATCAGATCAAAATAGATATATAGCTGAATTCAGGGAACTTATAAACTTTAGCGACGACAGATACACCAAAGATCAACAGCTTTCTATTCAGAATTTCTTTAAAGATGCAGCTTTGTATTCTTTCTTGCAATCCGGATTTAATAGAAGCAATATATCATTTCAGGAACTCGTTCCTCAGGAAACTCTCAGTGAGATCTTTACTGATACAATAAGAACCTTCTTAACTGAAATCGCACCTAACAAGAAATTAGTAACAGATTTTGTAAAAGCTTTTATACGTAGTTTTGAATCTAAACATAAGAGATTGTTCTTTTCTACGGCTGCTTACGTTCCCACATGGAGAGGAAAGGAATATCAAATGCCATCTGGTTTAAATCCACAGATAGACCGGCTAATACCAAAATCTCCAAAAGTAGAGATTATCAAGCCTGAGAAAGTAGTAGACATACCTCACGAGGAGATAATCGTACGTAAACCTTCAAAACCTACAGAATCATCTCCACAAGAAAGAACACAAGAGATAAGGGACATATTCTCTTCAAATGATGTATTTAAAAGAGGTCTGACCAATATTAAAGTACCTGACCAAATACTACAGAAGCTTATATCTGCTCAGATGCAAATATGGGATGAGAATATAAGAAGTGCTTCTCAGCATAATATAGGTTATTGGGCACTGCCATTCGGACTTAACGAAGATCAGATGGTAGACATATTTGAAAACAAAGCTAAAGAATTCAAAAGAGAACTTAATTTAGGCAGTTTTGCAGACATGTTAAAATATTACGATGAATATGGGGACGATGCGCTTGATTGGGATGGGGAGGTTAATCTAGATACTATGATTGCTCAGCTTATTGAAATAGAATTACCTATATCCAGCGGAATAACATCTCTTTATGATTCTCTTGCGCATTTATACAAAGCATACTTTAATGGAGAGATAGAGGATGAAGATGAAAATAAAGCTGCAGAAGCATATCTTAATAAATACGATTTGCTAACATATCGAGACCCAAATCAGCTAAGTTTGTTTGATGAAAATCAACAACCTAAGGTTCCTGTAACGGAAATAGAAAAAGAACAGTCCCTTGAAAAACCTAAGTATAGAATTGCTATGAAATTCAAGGATGGTACAGGAGGAAGACAAATGAGGCCTGAATTCAGAGGCAAGTCAACACTACAACTGATAAAAGAAGGAAAGCGCACAGCGACTAGTAGGGATAGAAGCAAAAGTTACAACCAGCAGGATATCCAAGTCGGAGATATAATCGAGTTTTACGATGACGAGGGAGGAACATCATTGGTTAGAGTAACAAAATCCCCCTATCCTTTATCTGAAGTTACTGCTGAAGAATGGAGTAAGTTGGAAGGATGGATGCCAGATAGATATGAGGAACTTAGGAAAGCCGGTTACGAGCAGTTCACATTTGAATTAATACTTCCCAGCAAAACAGACACATTTGCTAAAGCAAGAGATCAATTCAAATCATCTCAAACCCCGACAAGCGTTTCATTGGCATTAAATTTTGAGCAACACAGTTCTTCTAACTATGCAGACAGGACTAGAGAAAACGCGGCCAAGTCTGATGTAACTATAGCAATAGCAACCGATTTCACTACTGCAGGTGAGAAAGCTACTAAATTTGCAGTTGACGCAGCCAAAAAAATGTATCTTGGATTCGGAATAGGCAACAGTCTATCATACAAAGAATCCCATATCAAAACTATAGTAGATCGTATAAAAGGACTAAACAAAAAAAGCGTTGTAATAAACATTGCAGGGAACGGAATATATACTCTAAAGGACAAGTATAGTCAAGAAGAAGTGGACAAATTCACAAAAGAATTCCTTGGTGACATAGTACAAGAATTAGCAAAATCGGGTATAAATGTCAGCATTAGAACAGGAGGACAAACAGGATTTGATGAAGCAGGAGCCAAAGCAGGTATTGCTTTAGGTCTTCCTACAACAATTCTGGCACCAAAAGGTTGGAAAATGAGGGATGCTTCAGGTAAAGACATATCAGACGAGCATCAATTCAAATCAAGATTTAATAGACCAGGAAAGAGCATGTCTCTTAGTCTTGGTATAAAACCAAAATGTTATTAATATGCCTTGTGATATTTTTCAATACAAAGGTAGCTTCTACACAAAAGATAATTTATATAGAGTCTTAGGAGATCCTTCCTCTCATGAGGAGGTTTTTTGGCAATTAAATAAAGATAACCTTGACAAGGTTAAATCTCTTAAAGAGAACATACAAGGATTCTATAAAGACATCTTTGATGGTAATGAGAAACAAATAATGTACGAAGCTGCGGTTCAGGCTAATAGTTCTGAATCCGAGAAAAGTGGTGCTATATCAGTGTTTGGACCTGAAATAATTGCTCTTTCACAAGAAACGTTTCCTAACGCTAAGGTTGGCAGTACATATCAGCAGGAAATATCCAGAGAGATAACCCGGAGATTCCCTAGTCCAGAACACGATGAAACAGTTAACTTTCAACTAAGAATTGTTAACGCTCTGGCCAATCCCAAAGTAGAACAACTATTCAATCGATTTTATAAGAATAATCCTGATAAGTTTTACTTTGAACTTAATATCTATGCAGGTAAACAACAAGTAGATCTCCTTAGAGACTGGAATAACGTCAACAACCCCAACAGTCTAGAAGAAATGGCCGCTGGCATACTGGCTAATATGAGTCAGGTTGTTACTGTTAAAACTGCTATGGACAACGATTTTAATAGATCTGAGGATGATGAAAGTAGATATTATTGGTTTGATCTTAATGGAGATCATTATAGAAGAGATGCCCCATTTGGAACAAATGTTGACGACTTTTCGCAGTCTACATTTTTCAGAAACAACGATGCTATAACAAAAGAAGATTTTTTAGAAGCAAGAAGAATAAAAGATAAATCACGTTCTCTGAGTAGTTATTATTCAAATCTAACAGTTCCGGGAGGTACTAACTATACGGAAAACGAGATAGCAACTCCAGGAATTACCCCTGCTATTAAAGGACATGCTGCATTTGCTACAGACAAAGGTATAGGATGGTTTCGTTCAGATGACAAACATCCCTTTACAGGATTTTTAGAAGATTTAATTGCTTCAGGAACAATAAAAAAAGTACCTTGCGGATAATGAAAACAGGAATATATAAAATAACTAATCCTAAAGGTAGGGTTTACATAGGGCAATCTAAAAATTTGGATGAAAGACTTACTAGATATAAAAAGTTACAATGTTGTAAAAATCAATTATTTTTATACAGGTCTTTTTTAAAATATGGAATTGAAAATCATACTTTTGAAATTGTTGAGAAGGGTAATTTTAGTAAATCTGAACTTAATGAATTAGAAAAGAAGTATGTAAAACAATTTAATTCTTTTAACGGTTGGAAAAGTGGAGGATTAAATTTAACTACTGGTGGAGATTCTTACGAATTTCATCAAACAGTTAAAAATAAAATGTCTGAAACTAGAAAAAGAAAAATTAAAGAAGGTCAATTAAATAGTAAATTAACTATAGAAGAAGTTAAAGAAATAAAATCTTTACTTTTACAAAAAGTTAAACAAGTAGATATAGCTACAAGATTTAATGTTAGTAAAAATTTAATTACTGAAATTAAAAAAGGCAGGGCTTGGTCAAACATTCAAATAGATTAAAAATATGGCATGTTATTTATATAATGGTATTAAATATACCGAAGAAGATTTAGTAAAATTATTACAATCGCAGCAACCAAAAACAAGACGCATTTTGGAGTTGCAGAGTGATTTATTTCAGAAAGGTAGAGATAAAGAAGATTTAACTGAAGGTAC